GTCCATCAATATCAGTAACGGCACTAGTATCGATGGTTGGGTCAGCTGTGGTTCCAATACCAATTAATGACTGAGAACCAATAACTAAATCAACGGCTGTTGTATAGTGTCCTGGTCTACAATAACCTTCATTAGCGTCAATACTAGCAGAGAAATCTGGATGAGTAATACTATGTGCATCATGAGATTTAAATGAATCAACGAAGAAACCAGATTTATATCTATTCAGTCCATTTGCATCAGTGATCTGCATATTTGCAGTATCATTTTCTAACAACGAAAGTTGAGTGTAATATTCTACATTTTCAATTCTCTTTTCAAGTTCTGCAATGTCAGCCATTGTAAAACGTTTATATTCTGTTCTTTCAATGGAGACATCATCCATCGAATAAACATATGCAGGAAGATTTACCTTAGCAATTTCAATAGCATCTGCAATGGCGGGTGGATATGCTGGATCATCTGCAGGTACACCTTTTAGATATCTAAATGTGCCATCTTTGTCCAGGAATACTCTATCTTGTCTTGGTTGATAGTAATCATAAGATACAATCAAAGATTCATCTGGAACAAATGGATCAGGGACACTATCACCAGACCCAGCAAAAGATCTTGCAGCAAAATCAAATGGAGATTTAGTGGAAGACGTGTCATATGCACTTACTCTAGGTCTAATATCAACCAAATCAGAGTCAAGAACTCTATCCTCTTCAGACATTTCCACATTTAGTGGAATTAACTTTCTATGAATTTCTGGATAACTAGAAGCGCTGTAGAAATCTCCATCATCATCGGCACTAACAAAGAAGTTCTTAAAGACAATTTTTAGTCTATTACTAGGTTCTTCAAATCCTCTCTTTCTTTGAATAAAGGAGTAATCGTAATATGTTGGTTTGGAATTAGTGAACAACAGGTATTGATCTGTTAAATTTTTATCTCCTTTTGTAGAAGCACCAACAAGAGCAGTAACTCCAGATTGTTCCGAAGTAACAGTTTCTCCATCATTAAATGTTAATTCATTCAATGGAACGACACCGACAGCAACTGTGTTTGGTTTTTCCACTACAACAGCAACAGCTCCACTGTCAACTCCAGTGAGTTTTTCTCCGACAATAAGATCTGTGTTATTACCAGATGGCCCAGAGTATGCACCAAGAGTCAGACTTGGCAGATCAGGATCTGTCGCATCATCAGACTCAAAAATACCGATAACATCTACAACGTCTGGGACATTCAAAGAGATTCTTCTATCTTGAACTCTAGTTCCAAAAACTCGACTGAAAGTTAAACCATCATTAAGTGTATTCGTGCCAATACCAGATGCATCAAGTCTGGATCGATTAACAATTAAAGTATTTGCAGTGTTTAAATTTTTCTGTTTATTTCTTACAGTTCCCTTCAGAACAGTAGCAAACAGGTTAGCCTTACCAGAAGCTTTGGAGAGACCAACAAAACTTACATTCTTTTTATCAGCAGATATGGTTACCTGACTAGCTTCTAATGGTTCAACACTACCGTCATCATACGAGATGAAATATCTTTCCTCATCAAATGGTTGGAAGAAAAGATTTGATCCTGCAGATGGTGATGTAAACGAGTTGTTGACAACGTTAATGTTACTATACTGTTTTCTAAATTGAACAGTGGTAGTAGTTACATCAAGACTTTCTAAGTTTTTGTGAGTAACAGGAGTCAGAAGACTATTAGATCCAAGATCAAATGTAGTGCTTCTAAGTAAAACATCATTTAAAGTTGTTGTTCCAGAAGGAACACCACCCTCACAAACACCAGACACTGTGGATACGCCGGCAACATTGACAAAAGAACCATCAGTTGCAACGCCTGTAATTCTGTTGAACGTGGGGACAGTATTACCCAGAACACTGTAACTAATTACGTTTCCAGATGTGACAATACCTGCGAAGTTTTCACCAGCTACTGTAATCTTACCAGTATTACCACTAGTGCTGACTAACTGGAAACTACCAGTCGAAAGATTACCTAACGGACGACCTTCATCAATTTCAATGTCAGCTTCAAATGTTGATACACCAACAGCACTACGAAGAGACTTTACATCATTAAAATTAAAATCAACTACTTTGGTAATTACTCTACCATTTGCATTGCCGTTAACTAAGATGGTTTCATCTTTCAAAAACTTACCAGCTGCATCAATTAGAGTTAATTCAGTAAGATTATTACCACCAGTTACAACAAATCCAGTTGCGCCACTTCTAGCACCTTGAATATGATCGGATGCTGTTACAGAAGTAATCGCAGTCCCCACAGTAACTTTGGTGAATGTTTTGATATCAAACATTCTAGTTTCATATGTGGTCGATGAATTAACAAAACTTGCGGACTGTGCTTTAAAATCATAAAGTCTTGCAAGACCAACCTCTTCAGATCCTGAAGAAAGAGTGCCAGCGGAATCAGATCTTCTACCACTCAACAAAGAAACAGTCGCTGTTGTTCCAATTCCCAGAGATGGAGAACCAAAGATGTTATTGACAAAAAGTGGGTTACCTGTAGAATAACTTACGGATTCTTGTTCAATATTTTTTGTAGTTCTTGGTTTATCTACATCCAAATACTGTGGAGAAATGGTTTCAATAGAATATCCCCGTACATAAGCTTTACCTGGGGTAATCTTCATCAACATCAAATCATCTGAAGGTGTTCCACCGTCTTGAGTTTTTTGGGTTGGAAGGAAAACACCTTTATTTCCAATCTGATCATTCAGAGATTCTTTTGCAAAGAGTTGGAATGGTTTTACATAGTAATCTCCAGACTCATCATAAGTTCTCTTTGCAAGAGTATCAGTGATCAGATTATATTGAGTGTCCTTCTGGAACGTTTGTAAAACGCCCTCTTCAACACGAGCAATTTCTACAAAGTTTTGATCTTGAGTATCTGTAAGAACTTTCTTTGCAAGAGAGATAGAAATTTTCAGTCTATCTGCACCAGGAGCAGCAAAGTTTGTAAATCCAGAAGCATTATCATTCAAAGATGGATCTTCATCTGCAGTGACGAACTCTTCTGCAACGTTGAAACCAATTCTATAAGAAGGTAATGCACTATATTGATCAAGAATCAGAGTTTGTTTCTGAACTTGTACAAAAGTACCTCTGACAAAATATACACCATCACCAACCGACATGGCTGAACCAGTCGATGTTGCACCAAATGCAATGGTATTTGCAAATGATTCACCTGCAGCAATAACACTTAATCCATATACAATATCTTTATCTGTGGTGAGACTTTCTCCATCAAAAAACTTTTCTGTTACAAAGTCATCAGAAGACTTCTCATACTTTACATAAAGAGTGATGCTTCCTCTCTCAGAATCATTCGCAGAAAGAACTCTTCTAACAGTCGCAGTAACACCAGATCTGAGACCAGTGATTCTGAGTCCTTGCAGTTGATCTTGATATAATTCGACTGGAATTCCTAAAAAAGTATCTTCAAGTTCTATACACTGATAGTTATTATCATATGACAGGTTACCTGGAATAACCTTAGAACCTTCTTTAAAAAAGTGTGTACCAAACTGTTCAACCTGATTCTGCAGAATAGACTGCAGAGTGCTTAATTCTCTAGCCTGAACAGGGGTTCCAGGCTTGAATAGAACCTTATAAAAATTGTTATCCTTATCAAAATCGTCAAAATATGGGCTGACGTTGAGGTTAGTTTCCTGTGGCATAGTTCTTTAGAATTCCAATACGATTTTGATGTCTTCTTTTTGTTGTGAACTGCGAGTAACAGGTGCTCGGTTATCTACGTAGATAATATCGCCACTGTACTTCTCAACCTCTGGGTTTGCTAAACCTTCAACAAAACTCATACCCAAAGAGTAGGTCCTATTATTTATTGAGGTAGATATACCTGGAACTGCAGAAGTTCCAAAGTTAGTGTCAATGTTCAATGTAGTAGATCCACCAAAGATCGTTGTACCAGATCCAGTCGCTGATTCTGCAGAGAATCTGAACAGAGAGAATCCATATTTGGGATTTGCGTTAAGAGTACCGTCTGTGTTGAAACCAGCAAGTCTTCTATCTTGCCAATACTTCAAAACACCCGTGACTGGATCATAGTTAACGACTCTACCAACTGCAGTGGAACCAACACCAACCTGTTGAGTGATTTCACTGTCCGTAGTGAACGTTGCTGTGGTAGAACCTGCACCAGTAAGTTTCAATGCATAAACTGCACTAGCTTTTGAAATTGTGAGTTTATTTGTTGATCCAAAAGAATATGGATCTCTTACAAGACCTAATCTTGCAAACTGGTTACCTGTAATAAAGTCTGGATTAGTTACGTCATTTTCAAGTCTAGAATAGATAAGAACTCTACTTGCACCAAGTTCTCTATAGATATCCGCACCATGACCATCTTGTGGTGGAATAATTACGTTGAATTCAGCGTCTGTGGAACCAGAGGCATTTGTGAGACCTACAGCACCTAAATCAACTGTTCCAAATGTATAGTTGGAACCACCGTTCGTGACCTCAACAGAGTCAATCTTACCTGCAGCGTTTACAACTACGGACGCTTTGCCACCAGATCCATCACCTGCAATAGGGACGTTGTTATATGTCGTCGCAGTGCCATAACCAACACCTCTATTGGTGATGGTTACGATCTTCAATTGACCACTAGTCGCTGCATTATTTCTTACAGCTGCAACATCATTGTTATTCAACCAATCCGATGGAAGAGGAATGAAGCTAGTAGAATCAAACTTGATCAGATCATTTGGTTTGATTGTAAAGAGATATTTCCAAATATACCCATCACCAGATGTGCCTGCAGATCTTGGTTCCAAATCCGTGAACAATGGTTCATCGAGAGATGGTCTACCATCGGGGTTTTCTGGATTAGTTCCATTTTGCAGACAAATATAAACTCTATAATCAGAGTTCATCACATAATAATTTGTATCATATAAAGTTGTAGAACTAGTTACTGGAGATATATTTGAACGAGAATAATCATCTCGATACATCTCAAAAGTTGTACCCGAAGACCAGTTTATTTTTCTAACAACTCTAGCAGTATCAGCTGCATTGATTCTTTTCAATGCAAGCATTGTATCCCAATGATCTCTTTCTTCACCAAAAGAATCCTTTGGAGCGGGCGGATTTTCTGCCCAATCAGAGTCAAACTCAGTCGCATTGGGTAAACCAATCCAAACATAATAACTGTTTGCAGTAGAACCCACTCCAGAGATAAAGCTCTCCGAATTTAAAATACGAAGTTGATCAGTTATAATAGCTGACATTTTGAAAGACTTTTTGTTTTATTTAGGGTTAAATGTAGGCCTCTTTAAGGTCTCTGGTTCTAACAATGACAGGTCCAGTGATAATTCCAGTCACACCATCATCTGTAATCGCAGTGAAGGCCTTGGTATCAGATTTCACAAAGTCATGTAAACGACCCCAGGAGTATTGACCAAACCTTTCACTACTTCCCAGACTTACTCCGATTGTAGAACTTACACTGACAGTAACTCTTCTCAGAGTTGTTTCACCAACGCCGATGGCACTACCAGTAACGTTTTCTACTGCCATTACCTTGTAGATATTATCTATAAAGGAAGTTCCAATACCTACAGGCGATGCACCAGATGCATCTCCGTATGCTGTGATACCAGTTCCAGTATATGAATTAGAGACCACGAAGTAATATCCAGTTTGAATACCACTGTTTGTAATCGGTGTGGACATCACAGAAGAATCTCTGAGAGTAGAATCCAAAGGAATAAACAGATCAAATGTCAGTCCAGTGGTTGCAATGCCAACAACGGAGGTTGTGCCAATACCAGTGATGATACCAAAATCACCTTCATATTTAACACTAGAGAGTGTGTCATCAGTTTGAGCTTCTGGTGCAATGAGAACACCTGGTGGATTAGTGTTTGTATAACCAACACCAGCATCAGAAACCGTGATTGCAGAAACTGTACCGACTCCAGAAATAGTGGATGTTGCGGTTGCATTTGTATTGATTGTGATTCCAATACCAGCAAAGATTGTTCCGATACCAGCGGTTACACCAATAGAAACAGACGGTGCAGATGTGTATCCAGAACCACCATCCGAAATTACGATACTGGTGATCGTACCACCTGCGGAAACAATTGCAGTTGCAGCAGCTCCTGTCTTGACAGTTCTGTCAAGAATCACAACACTCTGTTTAGACTCAACAAAATCATCAACCTCATTGAACAGAGGGACTGCACTATCAACAAAAACTTCTGTGGAAGATGCACCAACATTATTCAAGATATATGCGGTTGGTCTGATACCAGCCTCAAGTTCAGTTCTATCCTTAGTGACTGCAGTATTGTTTACAAACACATCAGAGAGTTGTTTTTTCCAAGTAACAGGTCTTTCAAGAGTTGGATCAGTAGAAATACCAACACCTTGATATGTATTTGTTGTTACGGAATCTGAGGTGGTAATGCCTGTTACAACTCTATTGACTTGTTGGAATCTTGAATCAACTCCAAAGTCAGGATACTTGTTGATGGTCAGAGAATCACCCGCCTTAACTGTTTCTAAAATATCAACTTCAATAACATCATTATCGGATCCACGATAATAGTAAATTCTTACTTTATCGCCAAACTTAGGTGCTTCAGAGAATGTGATCTGAGCACCACCATTCATAACATAACTTTCTGATGGGATCTGGAGAATATCATTCAAGAATACCAACATGTTATCTTCAACTTTGATCGGAGAACCCTTTGCAGCTCTCAAGGTCAGAGGTGTTGCACTTGCACCAATGGTCTTAGTGAGAGCAAACGATCTCTTCACTCCATCAAATTGATCCTCAAAAGTATTCAGTTTTTCAATCTCACCAAACGTCCAACCACCAAAACTATCGTTGAATACGTTATCGACAGTGAGTCTGAATGATGTGAATGCTGCACCAGCAGATGCATCAGTTGGAATACCTGCTTGATTATCTGTTGCCAGTTCTAATACATCACCAATCTTGTAGTTGTATCCATAGTTGGTGATGTTGAAACTGATTACGCTAGTTGCGGAACCAACACGTACAGAAACAGATGCACCGATACCAGAATTACTACCAACCAATCTCATATTCTCATAGTTGAGAGGTGGTTCAAACTCAAGTGTTGGAGGAGTTGCAGAAGTAAATCCAGATCCACCACCATTGATGATGGTTACGGAGGTAACAAGTCCTGCAGATACATTTGCACGACCGACAGTTACGATTCCAGAAGAACCAATCGCCTTGACCAGAATGTTAGTTTGAACACCAACTCGATATCCAGAACCACTATTACCGATGGAGACTGATTCAACTGTTCCTGCAGCAGAAACAATCGCAGTACCACCTGCAGCTACCAGAGGTTGATATCCGAAGGACGATGTTTCACCAACAGAAACGATAACACCACCTCTAGGAATAGAGGAAGAGTTGACATCATAACTTACGGATACACCTGCACCAGTAAATCTAATCGAGGTAATGCCTGCGGTTTCAGAGATGATGTAGTCATCTGGAGATGCAGGATTCTGGAAGATTTCATTAATCAAGATTACGCCATTATTTGTCGCGACTCCAGTGACATTTTGTCCGTTAGACTGAAGAACAAATGCAGTTGCAACACCAGTAAACTGGTTGGATACATCATCAAAAACGTAGTTGTTTGCATATGTATCTTGAGTTCCTTGAGGAATACCAGTTCTTGTAAACGCACGACCAACAAACGTAGATGTTGTAGTAAGTCCAACTGGACCTTTCTCACCCTTAGGTGCATCTGTGAAGTTGATTGTATCCTCAACAACCTGATAATTACCGATGAACTTAGTAACTGTAGCACCTGCAGTGTGATTTGCCAGTGCAGAGTTCAACTGAGCTCTCTTGACAAGCATCTGGTTGGTAGATCCAATACCAACAGTGTCAATCTTCATAAACTCATCATTAATCTTGATAACATCACCAGAGAAGAATGAAGAAACACCAGCAAGAGTTACAAAGTCAGTTGTGGTGAGGACATCAAAAGACAGTGCGGTATTGACTGGAGACTGAATGACAGGACTCTGAATATTGTTATCCAGAGTTACCAACATCTTAGAGTTGAGATTCTTAGAAGTAAATGCATGTGTTGTACCAACACCAACCGCATTAATGTCAAGAGTGACAGGAACTACAGCCAATGCATCAGTTGCACTTGCAGAAACTTTGAACTTGTTCTCAGCGATCTTAACTGCGTAAACTGTAGATGGTAACTTATCGGTGGTTCCAAATCCAACAATGGTTGCGGTAGTGATACCAATGCTCATTGTTGTACCAGCACCAGTTGGTGTGTATGTAAGTTCTTCACCAGTTGTGAAGAAGTGATTGTTGATAATCAGAGTATCGTTGGTTACATCAACCGATCCTGCATCCGAAGCATCAAATACTTTATGGAATACACTATCTCCTCTGTGTTTCAGTGGGAAGGAGAACTTGATGTCATTATCAGTTCCTGTATATGTTCCTTCTTGAGAACGTAACTCAGAATTAGTGAAGGTAACAAAACCAACACCACCAGTTCCAGTTTCAGTGAAGTTATACTGGAATACCTTTGTAGTGACTGCGGTGTTTGCAGGTGGAGTCAATCTGAGTTCTAAATCACCACCAGATGTGGAAGAATATCCAACACCAATTGTTCCAATACCAGATCCATTGAAGGTATCGAAAGAACCGAATTCACTGAAGAAAATGTCAGTGCCATCGTGAATCAGAGTAACCTGAGTAACTGCACTTCTGTCATTTGTCGTATCGTTGATTTCAATAAGACAATCCGCGGCTTGATAGGTACTAGACTGGAATCCACTGATTCTAGTGGCTTGTGGTGTAGCGGTCGCACCGATGGATGTTGTGCTGGTGAGAACCTGAGTCAGAGAAACCAGAGTGCTTCCAATACCTGTAGCACTAGAATCGATAGATGTCTGATGAACTCTCATCGTGACACCAACACCAGTTACTGGAGTGAAATGAACTGTTGTGATACCAGAAGTAATGTCTGCACCGAAAGTTCCAAGACCAACACTTGGTGCATTTGTGCCAGATATGTTATCATTCAGCATCTGTCCATATTCCAGGACATATACCTCAGATCCATCTTGGTGTACAACTAACTCATTCAACTGACTTCTTTCTTGACCACCAAGTTCATTTGTAAGAACAAACAGTTTTGATGTGGTAGTCGTGGTTGTGCTAAATCCAACAACCTGTACAGGAGATGGATCTGTAGATCCAATACCAGTTGAAGTGGAAACAATCTTGTATCCTGTGCCAACGTCTGTAGAACCAATACCTGCGGTAGTGGTATTATTGAACATCTGTTGAGAGAAAATTCTTATCGCATAGTTATTGTTCTTAGATTTGGCGGGAAGGAATCTAATGTTTCCAACATTTCCAGATATTGAGAAATCAAATTCACCCAAATCAATTGTTGTTTCAACTCTACCAAAAGGCATCAAGAAACCATTAGTGCCATCGTGAAGCACGTTCATTTGAAGAATTTGTTTCTCACCAGAGAAACGTCTATCAAATGCCATGATATAGAACTTACCACCACGAACTACATCTAAGTTAAAGTCCGCAATATCAGAGAATGCAGTAGCTCTTGGGAGATCATTAAATTGAGAACTTACACTATCGATAGAGATAGCTCTATTGGTTCTGGACTCAATGTAGTCTGTAAGAATTTTATTAGAGAAGTTAATGACATCACTAGTGAGAGCACCATTAACAGTTTTAGAATTTTCAGTAACTAAGTCAAAGTCATAAGTGTTATGGATAGATTCCGTTTCACTAACAAGATCTGTCTTGACCGTAGCAACAGCAGAGGAAACACCAACTCTTGCATTACTTCTGTTCTTAGAGTCTGTTCCTGCAACAGAAACCAGAGACAAGTCTGAGAAGTTTTTAAATCCAACCACATGGTTCAGACTATTGACAGGATTCTTCCATGTTTCATATTGAATATCACTTTCAAGTGAATAAGAGAACGTTTGATAGTAATCACTATCCTGAACTTTTTGTAGTTCATTATTGAGTTTACCAGTCTCTCTTTGCCAACCATTTCTGACTTCAGAGAACGGTGTGATGTTGAATTTAGAAGAATATCTGTTTATTTCAGTAATAATAGCGGCAGACTTAGAGGAAAGACCATTAATAACATCTCCAACGTTGAAGACATCATCAGAAACAACTTTAAGATACTTGTTTTTATCATTCCAAGTTACAACTGTTCCTCTCTTATCTCCAGTGCTGATAATTTCATTTTCACTAAAATTATTTGGTTTGACCTTTACTTCGAATATTGCAAGATCCTCTGCACGAGCCACGCTACCAGAAGAACTACCACCACTAAAGATACCTGCGTTTGTAACTGAAGAATCTAACTGGTACGATACAGTTGCACCGCCACCACCAGCATTTGTAGAAACACCAGTGACTGTGAAATAATCATATCCATAGTCCGAAGAATTATATCCACTACCAGTGGATGCAATACCGATATTTTCTACAAAGATCTCTCCGCCAACAAAGAATGGATAGGTATCTTCGGTATATGTTCCATCAAGAGTTAGTGTAACTATATTGGTAGAACTATTAATTGTTGCATCACTAACCTTGACACCGTTTGAGTTATTGACAGGGACAAGACGTGGATCTGTATCGTAAAGACCTGAAGTGTTTATCAAGATATTTACTTGCGACACAGATGTGCCTTGAGTTTCAGTTTCAAATCGTGTATCGGGGTTTACCCGACCTGTTACTCTGTCAAT